TGCCCCCCACCTCATTTCTGCACTCATTAGTGCATTAACGAGAATGGGGGACAACACTCAGCAGGGTCATACCCTGTATAAGAGAGGAAGTACCTATTATGTCCTACAGCGACCTCCGAACCAGAACCCTATCCGAATCACTTAACATCCAGAAAAGGTGGGTACAGACCGTGACACTGGCCAGTGGTCTCCCTCGGGAGACTGAATCTGACTGGGCACGTATGTACAATGCACCTCTTGCAGGCGCCTTCACAGGCTACTACAAGAACCCTGGATGGGAAGATCGGCTCCGTAAGGGACTCCAAGCTGGCACTCCTGCTAGCGGCACGTACGAAACGTACGTGACTTCACCTGCGAAGGTGAAATGGGTTATCCCTAATCGGTTGGGTGGCGGCTACGGTGGTTACTGTGAAAAGACATGGTACGCGACGGGTATCTCACCTTACAGAACGTTAGGTGGGTCCGCCGCTTCCTACTCTGAAGCCAATAATCTGGCCTTAAAACGGGTCTTCTCTCGAATCGACTCACTGACATCTGGGCTAAAGGCCCTCGTTAGTGCTGGCGAAGCAGCAGAGACGGTCCGTATGCTACGGGCACCATCACAGACGTTGTTCGACGAGTTATGGCGATACATAGATGACTGTAAAGTCAATGTCAAACGCCTACGGCGCAAGCTACCTAGAAATAGGCGGCATGCGATTACTCGTGTTACGGCTGTGTTGAGTGGTCTCTGGCTCGAGCGTCAGCTCGGCTGGAAGCCGCTAATCAACGATATTGAGGGCGCTTTTGATGCCCTCGCCAAGGTCTCGCAACGTCCTTATGAAAAGGAACATTTCGTTGTCAGAGCACAAGGCGATTCAGTCGGTGTCGGTCAACGTTCGCTCACCTCCTTGGTGGGTTTACAGGCTGATGCTCAGGTGCGGTGGAGACGCGAACAGCGTATCTCCGTGCGATATATCGTTGGAGTGTCATTGGATCCGAACGTTTCTACGTTCGGGGCTGTTCAGGACGCCTTCGGCCTTCATTGGTCCGAGTTCGTCCCTACGGTCTGGGAACTGATCCCCTATTCCTTCGTAGTCGACTATTTCACCAACATTGGTGACATAGTAGGTGCCTTTTCGACTCGTCAACGCCATATCGCCTGGGTGATTAAAACCACACAGACGGAGGGCGTGAACACGATAGAAGAGGTCATCCCCCTTCCGTGGGGGATTAGCAGTGGGTATGCGAATACCGCAACTGTTCACCGAAGGCCTAGAGGCGTGTATAGGAAGGGCTCATTTGCCCGCGAGTTGCTGCCCGGCTTAGATATTCCTTCTTTGGAAATCAATGGCCTAGCAGATGTGAAGAGCTTGCAAAAGCTCAACATGCTCGCACTTCTACGCTCGTCTCGTTCCGTGGAGTCCTTAATACGGGCTTCCTTACCCAAGTAAAACCGGTGCTATTGCACCATGGAGACCAACAATGTTGACCTTCCCTAGCCCCGTAACAGGGGCAGCTCAGACTGGGCTGACGTCGCCAACGTATACCAATACGTCAATGCCGGCGCCGACTCAGAATGGCAAGCAGGTCGGTGTCACCGCTCTCGGTGGCACGCAGACCAACGTCCGGACGAGTTCTTCCAGTGATCCTTTCTGGCTGAACTGGGTCGTTCCTGCGGCTCTGAAGTCGCAGCGCCTCGATGCAGCTGGTAACCTGATCGGTAACCAGCAGTACAACACCTTCCGCCTCCTTGGCAGTAAGGGCGTTGTTACCATCGCGGGCGGGTCGGCCGTACCTATGCGCATCCGCTTCGAAGTGGATGTGCCGTGCGGCGCAGACGTCAATGACCCCGCAAATATCCGGGCGGGACTCTCTGCCTTCATCGGGGCCCTGTGGGCCCAGTCGTCGGGTATTGGTGACTCAGCAGTCACCGGTATCTAACGACGCGGTCGAAACGTAATGGCTAAGGTGAGGGGCGCCTTTCAGGCGCTCGTCATTACATGTGTCGAACTCATAGTCCGGTCCCTTCGGGGACTCGCGGAAGTAGTCGACATTATCCTAAGCAGACGTTAGACCGAAGCAGCACGTTGGTGAGCGTGCCCTAAATGCGCGTGAGCGCACAGGAGTACAAGATGACCTTTAGTTGTTTTCAGTGGTCTTACTTGGACTTGCTGAACGGTACCCTTGACGGGTCAGATAGCTCAGACGATGGAAAGTCTGAGACCGTTCTAGGCGAGAGTGATGCCGACCCCTCGTTGTCCGACCAGGAATACACAGTGCTACCCTATATGGGAAACCACGGTGGACCCTGGTGGTGTGATATCTGTCGTCTGCCGGAGAGATCCGACAGCCTCAGCACACCCTTCGTTAGGGATCGTACCGGCATCGTACGCTGCCGCACTTGTCAATTCGACAGTGATAATTAGCAGCGTCTAGCTTGCAATTTGGAGTAGAGCCTATGAGTATTTGCCCGAAAGCTCTTTACACCGCCCTGCTGGAGGACGTCCGACCGCACGACCGGTTAATAACCGGTCCGGATGCGGAGAAACGCGATGTGGCTATATACCTGTTGAAGGCCGCCTTCTTGAAGAAATTCGAAGAAGACCAAGCCGACGAAGCAGAAGCCGCTGCGTTGTCTAAATTCCTTGCGGTCAATGACCAATGCTCGGAATGGACGTTAAAGACCTCGTTCGCGTGGGAAGATGAGCTGATAGGCCTCCTTAAACAAGAGATTTATCGGTTCTGGAACTCTCCTCAGAAAGTCGCTGACAAAGTGATGAGTATGCCTTTAGTGTCCTCCTTTGGGGATGTATTGGAAGCCGGAGATGTGGGCCCAGGTGCCTCTCTAGGTGCCGAAGCCACTGACTTCTACACAAAGATGTTTAGTAGTCAGCTCACAACGACAAGGCCGTTCCTCCTTGACGTCTACAGACGTCACTACAACGCTAACCCAAGATGGGCCGCTGCGGAAGACCTCCGTATGTCCGCTTATGGCGATCGTTGTGTACCAGGGAACAAGCTGGGATTTGTCCCTAAACAAAGGGATATAGCACGCACCAAGGCGACAGAGCCGGTAGTCAATATGTACTATCAACTAGGCTTTGCCGCTGTTCTGAATCGGCGACTAGCGCAGCTCTATAAAATAGAGCAAGCGGAGCAACCGACGAGGAACCGGGAGCTCGCACGTAGAGGCTCAATAGACGGTAGCCTAGCTACCATAGATCTATCCTCTGCTAGCGATTCCATTTCACTAAAGATGGTCCGAGCAGTCTTTCCAGCAGACTTTGTCAGCTGGTTGGAAATGTTCAGATCTCCGATGTGCCGTCTTCCAGACGGCCGTGACGTGGAGCTCCACATGGTATCGTCGATGGGCAACGGTTACACCTTTGCCCTAGAGACCATGTTGTTTGCGTGCTGTGTGTCAGCAGTGTATCGTCAAGCCGGGGTCCTACTCCGGACACATGACGTACTATACCGACCTCAAGGACAGTCCTCGTGGACTGAGCAGCGGAGTAATTTCGCTGTATGGGGTGACGACATCATCTGTGATTCGTCTCTCGCTAATCGGGTTATCCGGTTATTAGAGCTCCTTGGGTTTACGGTGAATGTTGACAAAACGTTCCTTGATCGGAACGACCCTTTCCGCGAGTCCTGTGGATATGATTATCACAGGGGTGAGCACGTACGAGCTGTTTATTGTAAAAAGCTTCGTTCAGTTGCTTCGCGGTTTGCCCTCATCAATCGTCTCAACCGTTGGTCATCCGAGCATGAGATCCCTCTCAGTCGGACGGTTGGTATGCTCCTGGATTCAGTACCACTACTTGCGGTACCCAGGCGTGAAAACGATGATGCTGGCGTGAAAGTGCCACTAGCCTTCTTACGTGAAGTGAAAGCGCTCAGGTATGACAGCAATAACTCGTTCCTCTATAAGAGGTTCGAGTCGCGGTCACTATCTGTACGCGTGCCACAGACACGGGGGCTGGACGACACTTTCAAGTACCCTCCTTCTGTCAAGCGAAGAAAGTTGTGGAACCCGGAAGGGCTTCACATCGCTTGGATCGGCGGGTACATTAGGGCGGGACGGATCGACGTAAAAGTCGAAGAAACTCCGTACCGAACGCGGTGGGCTGTCTCTTGTTCTTGGGATGCTCCACCTGACGACTTGGACCGTCTTTGTCCAAGTGGGTGGTCACGCTGGGCTAGCGTGACCGCGTGCAACCTGC